TAGTAAACAATTCAGGCAGCATAGGAATTGGAATAACTGGTTCAGTACCTTTATCAGCATCACTTCATATCAGCGGGGCCAGTAATTCTAATTTACTTTGGGCGCAATCCCCATCACTTTCAAGTATTTTATTTGTTACAGGTAGTGGTAGAGTAGGTATAGGAACAAATAATCCTTCCCAATTACTTTCGGTTGTTGATGGAAGTAATAGTAAATTGTTAATAGGCACTAATGTATCAATACAAACAAGTGCATTAGATTCATGGATTTACTTATTCTCAGATCCGGCAGGTAGTAAATACATTAGAATAGATGCTGCTCAAACCTCAAATTCACCACCAAGATATGCGCCTGCTTCTCCCGCTAAGGAAATATATGGGAACATAGAAGATGATTATGCATTAGGAACACCAGATTACTGGATGGAGATACTCTTAGATGGGAGTGTAGTTTTAATCCCCTGTTATTCACCCGGGTAATATGTTCCTTAAATTAACTCCTCAACTCCTCCAACAAATCAAAGATAGTGGTAAACCTATTGTTCGAATTACTATGGAAGAATTTCAAAAAATAATATCTCAAAGTGGAAAATTATTAACAAATGAAGAAGCAAAAATTAAATTAATAAAACCTAAATAAAATGGAATATATTAGAGAATTATACTTATTTGTTCAAGCTAATGGTTGGAACGGAATAAATAGTGAATATGGATGGGCACTTTTTTTAGAATGGGTACAAATTGAATATCCAAGTGCTAATTTAATAGAAAAGGCAATGGAAATAATAAACAACTACCAGCCTGAATAAAAATAATTTGGAAAAACAAAAATAATTTCGTATAATATATCTAACAAAAAATTAAATTTATGGAAAACCAAAAACTAACACAAGAAGAATTAACTACATTACAGGAACTACAACAAAATGGCCAAGCTATTATTGATGAGTTAGGACAAATTGAACTTGCTAAACTTACTTTAGGACAAAGACGAACTAAAGCAGAGCAATTTTTAGCTGATTTACAAAAGCAAGAGCAAGAATTTATTCAAAATATCACTAATCAATACGGTGTTGGTACAATAAATGCGGAAACAGGAGAATTCGTTCCTTCTGTTAAAAAAGATTAATTTTCACAAGTTTCTGTCATATTTATAGTCAACAAAAAACTATAAAAACATGGCAGAAACTTTAATATCTCCTGGCGTTTTAGCAAGAGAAAATGATCAATCATTTATCACCCAACAACCTGTAACAGTAGGTGCCGCAATTATAGGTCCCACAGTTAAAGGACCAGTTGAAGTACCTACTATTGTTACATCGTACTCTAATTATTTAAATAAATTCGGAGCAACATTTGTAACAGGCGGGCAAGTCTATACATATTTTACTTCAATTGCCGCCTATAATTATTTTAATAATGGCGGCACATCATTATTAGTAGCAAGAGTAGTAAGCGGCTCTTATTCTGAAGCAACCAGTACCGCTATTAGCAGCAGTGTCCAAGCAGCTAACCAACCGGCTTTAGTATTAAAAACTATCTCTGAGGGTATTATAATGAATAGTAGTTCTAGTGTAGATGCTTCTGGTGCTTTGTTAAGTGGCTCCGCAGATAATATAAGGTGGCAAATTGTAAACTCTAATACATCTTCTGGTACTTTTGATTTATTAATTAGACAAGGAAATGATAATACCAATACTCCTATTGTGTTAGAAACATGGACTAATTTGTCTATGGACCCGTTAGCTCCTAATTTTGTATCTAAAACAATTGGCGATCAAACATTAAATTTTGCTTCATCAGGAACTAGCTATTATTTAAATGTAACTGGTTCTTATCCAAATAATTCAAGATATGTTTATGTAAGTGCCGTTAATAATCTAACACCAAATTATTTTGATAATAATGGAATAGCAAAAGCCCAATTTACTAGTTCTATACCTATTAATGCTACTGGTTCATTTACTGGAGCTACAGGAACTATATCCACTGATGGGCAATATTATGGTGCTATTGCTAATGCAGATAAATCACAAGGTATTCCAAGTTCTAGTTATACTAATATGATTAATCTATTATCTAACCAAGACGATTATAGATTCAATGTATTATTAACTCCGGGTTTATTTAATTCACTGCAACCAGCCTCAGTAACTACTATTATATCCAATACACAGAATAGAGGAGATAGTATTTATGTGCTTGATTTAGTACCATATAACTCAAATGTGTCAACAATAAGCACTCAAGCTTTAAGCAGAAATACATCATATGCTGCCTCATATTGGCCTTGGTTACAAGTAATTGACCCTGACACAGGCCAATTTGTTTGGGTTCCTGCTTCTACATTAATTGGTGGTGTTTATGCCTTTAACGATAATGTTGCAGAACCTTGGTTTGCACCCGCAGGTATTAATAGAGGCGGATTAGCAGGAGTAATTAGAGCAGAACACAAACTATCCCAATCAGATAGAGATACATTATACAGCAATAAAGTTAATCCAATTGCTACATTCCCTGGTCAAGGTGTTGTAGTATACGGACAAAAAACACTACAAACCGCAGCATCTGCTCTTGATCGTGTAAATGTTCGCAGATTGTTAATTGCTCTTAAGTCTTATATTTCTCAAGTAGCAAATAACTTAGTATTTGAACAAAATACAATTGCAACAAGAAATGCATTTTTAAGTCAAGTAAACCCATATCTTGAATCAGTACAACAACGTCAAGGATTATATGCATTTAAGGTAGTAATGGACGATTCAAACAACACCCCAGATGTGGTAGATAGAAATCAAATGGTAGGTCAAATTTATCTTCAACCAACCAAAACTGCTGAATTTATTTATCTTGACTTTAATATAACACCAACTGGTGCGGTCTTCCCTGCGTAAATTTTTAAAAATATAATATTTATAATAAAATAATATAACATGGCAATATTAGATCCTAATGAAATTTTCTTTACGGCTTTTGAACCAAAACAGGCCAATCGATTCATCATGTATATTGATGGTATTCCGGCTTATGAAATCAAAGGTGTAGGTAATGTAAATTTAACCCAAGGTACAGTTCCTTTAAACCATATTAACGTACAACGTTTTGTTAAAGGTAAAACTACTTGGGGCCCTATTACATTTACCTTATTTGATCCTATTACTCCTTCTGGCGCACAGGCCGTAATGGAATGGGTTCGTTTACACCACGAATCTGTAACTGGTAGAGATGGTTATTCTGATTTTTATAAAAAAGATTTAACATTTGATGTATTAGGTCCTGTAGGTGATATTGTATCGGAATGGATCATTAAAGGCGCATTAATTACCAGTGCTACATTTGGTGATTATAGTTGGGACACAGTTGATACTGCTATTAATATCACACTAACTTGCCAACCTGATTATTGTGTTTTAAATTTCTGAGTTAAAGACTTTACAATCCGTTTGCATTTTCAAATCCTCTTCGTATATTTATAATAAACGGAGAGGATTTTTTTATGGAAAAATGTTATTATTGCAATTATACAACAGACAATAAAATTAAGTTTGCTAAACATGTTCTACATAAACACAAGTCTAACAAACAAACATATTTGATTCAAACTAAATACAATGGCATCCAACCCACCTGCAAATGCGGGTGTGGTGAATTAATGAAATATAATGCTACTTTAGCTGATTTTCCTTCATATAATAAAAAACACTTAAAAACAATACTTAAAGATAAAACCTTTGAAGAAATATGGGGAGACCCTAAATCTGAAAAACGAATTAAAGCTATCTCAGACGCTCGTAAACAAAAATTTGCTTCTGGAGAATATGATTATATAAAAGATGCTATAAAAGAAGCTAGAAAAGATCCGGAGTTAGGAAACAAAATATCAAAAGGGGCTAAAGGAATATCAAAACCAAAGCCTGAAGGATTTGGTATAGGCAGAATACAATCAGAAGAAACTCGTGAAAAGATGAGTAACAGTGCTATTAAAAGAATAATCAATACAGGAAAAGTCAAACGCTCAATGCTAGAAATAAGATTTGAAACCTTCCTAGAAACCTTAGATATTAAATATAAACATTCTTACTATGTCAATACTAAAAATCATCATTTTATATTTGATTTTTATATCCCAAAATATAATATATTAATTGAAATCGATGGAGATTTTTGGCACTGCAACCCCAAAACCCACACTAACCCAGTCTGTAAAACTCAGGAAATTAATATAAAAAATGACCAAATTAAAAGCGAATGGGCCCAAGAAAATGGATACAAACTACTCAGATTTTGGGAAGACGACATAAATAATAACATTAAGCAAGTAAAACAAATATTGTTAGAAAATTTAAAATAAGCTTGGCAACCCCAAGCTCTTTTTTTATATTGATAATGCTATTGTAAGAGAAGTTCTTTGACATTATATTAACAATTTAAACTAAAAATTATGGCAACATTTTATTTTGTATTAGGTATGGTTACAGTTTTAGTAATAGCTGAAGTTGTAGCTGCATTTTTTGTAATTAAAACAATAAATTCAATAAAATCAAAAACACAACACTTAGAACATTCTTTTGAAAACGAAATAAGACATCTACACCAACGAATTGATAATACTGAAAGACATATTGATCATGAAGTCCAAGAGATTTACAGGCAATTAGATTCGCGTTTAGATAAATTAGAAACTAAATTAACAAAACAGGTTATAAAAGGATAAAGAATCCAATCAAAGAACTTTCTCTTACAATATTTATAATAAACAAAGTTACACTAAATAAAAATTATGGCTGAATTAAATTTTCCAACAGAAATAGTTGATTTGCCTTCAAAAGGATTAGTATATCCTGAAGGAAGCCCTCTTCGCAGTGGTAAAGTAGAAATGAAATACATGACTGCAAAAGAAGAAGATATTTTAACAAACCAAAACTATATCAGCAAAGGCATAGTATTAGATAAATTACTAGAATCTCTTACTCTGAACAAAATTAATCTTAAAGAATTAATAGCAGGTGATAAAAATGCATTGCTGGTAGCATCTCGTATTTTGGGTTATGGTAAAGAATATTCATTCACTTTAGACGGAAAATCATATGAAATAGATTTATCCACTTTAGAAAATAAACCATTTAATGAAGATGTTATTACATCTAAAGGCACTCTTAAATTTACCTTACCAACATCAGGCACCGAAGTAGAAGTTAAATTCCTTACAGACAAAGACACAGAAATAATAGAACAAGAAGTTAATGGATTAAAGAAAATTAACAAAGATTCTTCTCCTGAAATTACAACTCGATTAAAGCACCAAATTGTATCTGTTAACGGATCTACAAATAAAAACGATATTAAAGATTTTGTTGAGAATCATTTATTAGCTCGTGACTCCAGAGCACTTAGGAACTTTATTAAAGATGTATCTCCTGATGTTAATTTAAAAACTAAAGTTATGGTGAATGATGTAGAGGAGGACATCGACATACCAATTAGTCTTAACTTTTTTTGGCCTGACCTCTGATATAATCTCACAATATAGACTGAGTGTATTTAGCCAAATACACGAAATAGTATTTCATGGGCAGGGGGGATATAATTGGGAAACTGTGTATAATATGCCGTTATGGCTCCGCAAATACACATTTGATAAATTAAAAGAATGGCATACTCCTAAA